GTTAGCAATACTAACCATGGATTTTAATGGAATATTAATAGATTCCTTTATAGTACCATTAGTTGACGTTAACATTTTAATAATATTCTTTTTTGAATTAATTCTTTCGTGTATGTCTAATTTATTTAGATAAACAATAGAATCTATATCAGAATATTTATTTTTAACATTTTCGGATAATGTTGATGGCAATTTAATATTTGGTAATAATTTTTGAATTAAATTAATACCTTCTTCTAAAAAATCTTTAGCGTCGGATTCGGATAAACTTTGAGGTGTACTTAACTGGTCATACAAAGAATATATCTTTGACATAGTTTTATTACTCAAAACGTTGTGCTTGAATTCTTTAAGTGACTTTTTGAAATCTTTCTCATTTTGATAAGATTCAATTAAGCTGTTTTCTATTATGGATTTAATTTGTCCGAACGTCATTTCTAAAGGTATTTTGAATATAAATATTACGAGTTTAGTAACTTATCCAATTCTTTTGAAATTTCTCCTAAAGATTCTTGCCCTTGACCCAAATCTAAGAAAGTTGACCCTTTGAAAATACTGTTTTCCAATAGGATATTCATGTTAGCACTTTTAGATTCTGGAGTTACTTCAGCTTCAGGACCAGCGGGTGCTTCTGGTGGTGTTGATACTTCAGGTCCTGCAGCAGTTTCAAATTCAGACGGTGCCCCACCAATTGATGGTTCCCCACCAATTTCAGACTCACCACCTGCTGGAGGTGTTGCAGGAGTTCCTTCCGCTCCGTTACCATATAACTTGTCAATATTGTCAAATAAACCTGTTTTAGTAATAACTGTTGGAGTTGCTTTAAGTTCTTCACCAACAGCTCTTTCAATTCTTTGTTGTTGTAAATCAAGTCTGATTTCTTCATCAGAGAATCCAAAGATGTGTTTCTTAGCCCATGTTGAAGAAGTTGGTTGAATACCGTTTCCTGGGTCAGATACTAAATCTTTGTATAATAATACTTTTTCTTTCCACACATCAATTTTTAATAAATCAGCTTGTGTGGATGGATTAGTAAGTCCTAATGTAAAGTTTTGTAATTCGTCTTCAAATCCAAGTAAAAATAAATGTACAATCGCAATCTTATTCAATTCGGCAATCATACTTTTTTGAATTCTGTTAATAGTACGAGCAAAACGAATATCTTGTAACGATAAGTTTTTACCATCACCAACAACTTCTTCAAACCCTAAAAATGCTTTAGGTACACGAAGTGCTGTTAATAATTTCTTTTGAATGTATTCAATATCGGCAATCTCAGAAAGGTTAGTCGCACCAGGTAAAGTTGTAATTGGGTCTGGAGCAGCTGGGTCTCTTACAGGAATGAAATAATCTTGGTCTACCGCCATTTGATTAAATCTCATATCTACATTACCTGTTTTACTATCAACAACTTGTTCCCTTTTGAATTTGTTCGCAACACGGTTTACATATGCCTCAACATCATCGTCATTCATATTACCTACGAATACCTTGAACATTCTTCTTTCAGGTGCCCTTGATGTACGATAAATTAGCATCGCATCTTCAGATAATAATAATTGTTTCCAAATTCTTCTAGCCTTTTCCAACATAGAAGTACCGTAAGGAAGTTTTCTGTCATCACCTAATAATCTAAAGTGAGCAATTTCCCATGATTGGAATTCCATGTTTTTGTTCTTCCAAGTAAAGTGTAGAGCCTTTTTATCTTTATCGGGTTCTGCAGTGATATCCACCGTAATTTTTTGTGTTACACCAACCTCATGACGTTCAATTTCAATTGTTGGCAATTGTTGACATCCTACAACACCTTTTTCAGGGTCTAATTTTAAATAAACAAAGTTATCACCATACTTACAAGTGTTTCTTGTCCACATTGGTAAGTTAGTGTTAATATCTAAATTGTTATTAAATAAATCAGCCAACACTGATTTGATTCTTTTTGACTCAGAATAGATTTGAAGAATGAATCCATCTTCATTTGTTGTCGTAGATTCTTCAGAATAGATATCTAACGCTGCGGAAATCTCAGGAGTATACTCCATAGATTCATAATCATACTGCGAAGACAATCTTGATGGTTCATAATAAATTGCTTGAGAGTATAAGTTATTTTCAACCTTGGACCATTGATTAGATAAATAAAACGATTGTTGGGCTTGTAATTTTTCTTTCTCATATTCATCACGATTTGTTGTACGCAAAAGTTCTTTCTTATCAAACTTAAAAGTTGGATAATCTTGCTTTAGTAAAGAATTCGGGCCGAACGTTTTTGAAAGCCTCTGCCATACCGTTAAATTATTATCATTCATATTACAATTTTACTTAAAACCTTGAAATTATAAATAGTTATCTACCACCAAATAACCACCCATATTTTTGGTAATCCTCTTTTGAACTACTTCTATTATGTCCCATACTATCTCTGCCCATTTGAGGAACCATAGGATTGAAAAACTCAGAAGCGTTTTTATTTTCATTAACCGCAGTAGCCCAAGAATTAATCATTGCTTTAGTATGGTTAGTTACTTTTTCTAATGATTGGAATGATTTCTCTGCAACATAAATTGCCATAGACAATCCCATAATACAGTCATCATGATGTCCTTTTTGGTGGTCAGGTCTTCCGTTGATGTAAACAAACGTATTCATTTCATTATAAGTTCTATTGGAATAAATTCTGAATCCGTGTCTACAAGCCTCTTCAAGGGCAGATATAATTTGAACCCTTTTTGCATTAAAGTTAATTCCAGGAATTTTATCATTAATTTTTGGGTCGTATTTCCATTTATTACTTGTATCGACACCGTCAATATAGAAACCTCCTTGATATGACATTTCTTGTAATTTTCTTGCAGTTGCAACGCCCATACCACCAGTCAAATCAACCACACAGTAGGCGTTATACATTGTACCCCATTTATAGGCAATCTCTGCCAAGACATCTGGTGGTACTTTTCCCACATATTCCAGTACTTGTTCTCTTTCATCAAAGTCAATAATCTGAATAGATGAAAAGTCCTCGGAGTCTCCTCTTGAAACGTCAACACCCATCACGTACTTGTGACCATTAATTGGTTCTTTGAATATCCACAATCCACTACCCATCAATTTAGCTTGGGGTTCTCTTAATTGATTTTTTGCTATGTTTTGCATCAATTCAGAATCAAAAACATTATCACCTGAACCTAAGAAGTTACATTCTAATTCTTGTGCAACTTTACGTCTGTCATATTTTAACTTTTTGACCATACCCTCAAACCATGCAGAACATGGTTTATATCCATCTTCAATGTATTTGGTTACAATTGAATGGTCACGTTCATATGGATTATCTATAGATAAATCTATAACTACGTCCTTAGGGTAATCTTCTCTGTTTAAAAGATAGTGAACCAAATCATTGGTTTTAACCATATACAAATCTTTTGTATAACGAGGGTCACGATGCCAATACATTTCAGAGACTTTGAAATCATTCATCCCTCTTAATGCTTGGTCATAAATTTCATAATAGATTGGGTCGTAACCGTTTGGTGTAGATACAACAATTACCTTACCACCCGTAGATAGTGAGGCCATACAAGCAGACCAGAAATCACTGTCAGCTTCAATAAAAGCCGCCTCGTCAAATATAAGAATAGTTGGGGTATAACCACGGAGCGCATCCCTTGATGTTGCAACCGCCTTCACTTCACAGTTATTATTTAATTTAAAGTGTCTCTGTGAGTTTTTTTCTTGAGAGAATCCAATTCCAACCCATGATGGCCATTGTTCAACAAATCCTCTAACCTTGTTTGCCATTTCCATTGACGTATCAAGTTTGTTGGCAATGATTAGAATTTTTTCTGGCTTAGTTTTTTTGGCAAATGCTAACCTCTTAGAAGCCCAAGCAGCAGTTACTGTTGAAACCCCTGCCTGTCTGTACTTTAAGGCAATGTTTTCATTGTAATTGTCGTAATCCTCTATTAAAGATATTTGGTCGGGGAAAAGGTCTAAAGGGACATACTTTGAAACTGTGTTATCGTATGTCTGTAGATAAGTACGAAGTGCGTAAGGTGTATTCCTCATGCACTTCGTAACTTCAATTATTAGTTGTTCTTTATTCACTAATTAAATTATTTAGGTCTTGTTATACCTAAACTACCTAAGAAATCATCTAAATCATCATCATCGTCATCATCTCCAAAATTATTAGAACCTGAAAAATCAGAAGAATCATTGTCTTCTTTATATTCATCAAATTCTTTTTTCATTTGAGTGGCTTCTCTCATGATTTCTTCAAATCTTGAAGTTGCCCTTTTAACTTTTGATTCGTCCTCAGAGATAGCATTTCCAATAATATCCAAGAATTCTTGGGCAGGTACTTGGTATAACAAAATATGAAACCAGTTTATTAAACCTTTGTTTGAATCTTCAAACATTTCGTCAGGTAAAGCATGTCTTAATTTTTCGGAGATTTCAGGTCCGATTCTTAATTGCATTGGTTCATTAGGCAATATGTCAACAGCTCCTTTTACTCTATCACGCATTGTGTCTGATGTAGGTAAACCGTGTCTTCCTTTAGATTCTTCAATACCTTTAATAATCTCATGACAAAGGATTGGAAAAATCATTCCTTGTGCTTTAATCACAGTATCGGAATCATCATCACCTTCTCCTCCTCCATCTTCATC